GCTTCCTCCTCTGTTCCACCTTCACTTAAAACTTTCATACGAGCTTTCCAGGATGCATTACCTGTGCTAAAAGCACCTTCATGAAGAGTAGAATAAAAAGGTTCTAAATTATGATATTTTGGATCTCCTTTTCCTTCATATGGATGAGGAACAGTCGATCCCCTTAAATTAACTTGTCCTATTCTTTCTGAGTCAGGATCAAAAAAAGCAGTTTCTTCTTCATACTGTCCTGCAGGACCAACAGCTTTCTTAAGCCTTTCCTTATATAGAACTGGTGATTTATCCCATAAGGCAGTTCCACTAAATGCACCTGAAGTAACGGCTCCTGCTTGCCTTAAAGTAATTGCAGCTTGTTGCTGTGGAGTCATTCCTGTGGGTGTAGGAACAGATGCTTTTGGTATTACAACTGGATTTGGATTTTGACCTCTCTCACCGTCGCCTGGATTATAATTACTTCCTTGGGTTGATGCTGCTTGTGATGCTGCTACTGCTGCTTGTGCTGCTGGTAGATTAGTTTGTTGATGTTGACTAGATTGCCAGCTTGTATTATCAATATGTGGATTTACCATTATCTATATTCGTATTTTCTCATGTCCCTTATCCACTCATAGTAATCTTCGGTATCTGTAAATTCTTTTCTATCAGGATCAAAATCAGGAGGTATTGTTATAAGTGATCTACCTTGATCAGCTTCACGTGCGTCTTGTAACTCTTTCTCTCTTACTCCCCTTTCAATTCCTTCCATCATATCATTATAATAATCAGGAGAATCCATTCCTGGCATTTCACCTCTTCCACCATAAAATGGAGGTGGAGCTAGCGTTATTTCCTCATTATAGTTTGGATATGGAAATAAACCTCTATCAATTAATCTTGGTCCAGTAACATCATACATGTCTGGTCTCCAACTAGGATCTATTGGAGGTCCAATAAAGCTTTCTGGGTATCTTTCCATGATAGCTCTTTCTCTTACCGAATCATCAAATCGTGGAATGGGTGGAGGACCTTCAATTAATTCATCGTGATATTTTCCTGGTGGATATTCACCTTCCAAAAGCTCCGGTGGCATTGGAAGGTTAGGATCCAAAAGCCAAGGAGGAACTATTATATCCTCACCGGCATGTATGTTTCCTGGTTTTCCTAATGTAGAAGGATCAAAGTCTCTGATTGAGTCCCAAAGTTCATCGGAAATAAGATTTCCGTCTTGTGTTGTTTCTTCTATTACTTCTGTATCTTGATATGGCCAAGGTTCATCCTCATGAATGTTTGGGCTTCCTAAAGAAGGTGATACAACAGCTTTTCCAGGATATTGCGACATAATCGCAGCCTCTCTTCTTGAGTCATCAAATGGATGCAAACTTGTAAAATCTCCGTAATCATTATCCAAAGGTGGAATGACAACATCCTTCCTGTCATCATACCAGTTCTCCGTATCAGTGAATTCATCCTCATGAATATTGTAAGGATAGGCTGCACCAAATGTTTGCGCTGCATAATCTTTCATTTCTTCCTCGTTTGTATCAGCAGCTCCTGCTATACCTTCTTTATTAATTATGCTTTTTCCAAAGTCAGAAACTTTTCCAAAAATTTCTTTTGCCATTAGCCCTAGTAATCCTCCAGACTCACCATATTTCATAGCCATATGGGATAAAGGATACATACTAGCATAAGCATCTCTATTTGTGTCACGAAAATCTCTAGTGGTATCTACAAAATATTTTTGTGCATCTAATGGACTTGATGCTCCTGAAATTTTCATTCCAGCATCAGTGTATTTTCTGTTCCTATTCCAATCTCTTCTTAGATCTTTTAATTTAGCAGTATCGGCTTTGTTTAAATTAGGTTGACGCTGTAAGTCCATCATTTGACGATGGACTATACCTGCGCCACTTGTATTTAAAGCCTGTGCACTACGTGCTGGATGCTTCCTCCTTACTCGAGGAGTCTGAGAAGCTATATATTTTTCCCTACCGTTCACTATGCACCTGGAACGATTATAATTTTGAGGACTACAAGAACGATGACCACTACAATTCCTGCTTTTATCCAGTCACGTAATTTCCAGTCACTCCATTCCTTTAAATGTCCCCATAAATCTTTTAATAAATTCATGTTTACCTCCTATTTACTTCGTTTCAGCCCACCCTTACGGTATGACTTCTTCACCTTTCCACCCTTCTTCATTTGAACTTTTTGTCCTGTGGAACGAGCATGCTTTTGAGCCTGCTGCACTCCCAGTGAAGTGTATGGAAACTTTTTTTTACCTACGCTTGGCATTATTCCTCCTAATGTATTGTTGGTTTTTCAACATTTCTAAAAATCTCTAAAACTTCCTCTTGAATACCAAAACTATCAGCAACGGATTGAAAAATTCTAGACGAATCAATTGGCCCCAGTGCTTCAACATACATATTTCGTGTAACTGCCAGCATAGCGCCACATACTTGTAAAAATTCTTCTTGTGAATGAATTTCCTCGCGTGCGGCTTGCTCTACCTTTTGCATTACAGCACTAAGTTTTTCAAGTTCCTTTTTTACTTTGTCCATTCGATCTTGATCTGGCATTTTCCCTCGCTATTCTTTCAGCAGATTGATTCTTCCTTTCAGCTGTTTCATTTTTCATAGCCTCTCTTGTAGCCGCCATGTTTTCTTTTAACAGCGCCATTGCTTCTGCAGAATCTTCCTTATTAACATCAGCTGATGCTTTCATCAAGTCAATACTTGTATCAGCCTCAAGCTTGTCTCTTTCAAGGTCAAGTTTTGCAGAATCCATGACCATATCTTTTTGCATCTGCATTTGAGTTTGCATAGCTTTAAGGTCAATTTCTTGCTGTTTTAGTTTAACAAGTGGATCTTGTTGCTCACGGCTTATTCTAGCTTCTTCATCCTGTGCTAGTTGCTTGGTCATTTGCGCTTCAACCTTAGCCTGTTCAGAGGCTTGCTGATTAACTAGTTGGTCCTGTTGCTGTTGCAATTGTTGCATTGCCTGCGGATTTTGCTGTGCCTGTTGCATCTGCTGTTGAAGTTGCTCAAACTGTGGCTTGAACTTTTCAGTGACTTGTTGCGCGGCTATCAATGAAATATGCTCTGATACGTGCGCCTGCAGCATAGCATATAGCTGCGGATTGATTTGTACCATTCTTGTAAACATAAATTCAGCATGCGCCTCTATATGCGCCATATGGTCTTGCATTGGAAATGCCTTGGGTCCTTGTCCCCTCATAGCACCAGCATTCTCCATTGCAGGAGAAATTGGTTCCGGCATCTCTGGATCCGGTTTTAATATTGCATCAACATTATCAACACCCATCGCATCATACATTCTTCTATACGCTTCACGTAAATTATGTAACTGTGGTGCAGCTGTTGCTAATTGTAATTGCTGTTGCGCCAATGTCACACGTTGAGCCATTGAGAATATATTTGGATCAGATACAGGAAGAACATCAATACGATCATCGAAATCTGCCTGTTTAACCATTTGGTTTCCACCAACAACCATATAAGGATATTGTGGTGGAAGATAAATTGAGAATACTTTTGCAAGTAACTTAAATTCTATTTTTTGTGCATAGTGCAATCTTTTATGTATTGCACTCATAACTTTTGTTCCACGTTCAATCAATGCAAGTGTTGTTCCAACAGGATTTTGTTCATTGCCTTCACCCATTTTCATGTCCGCAATTGCTGCAAATGATTTACCGGCATCAACTGCAAATCCCAACAAAGCAAATAATACTTGTGATGGTTCCTTGTATGGAAGTGGTAATAGTGATTCCTTTATTGATTGTCCTGTAACATCAACATCTCTGAACTCTCCTGGCTGTAAAGGTTCATCATGATCACGTATACGCATTCCTCGCGCTTTAAATCCTGCTGGCAGATTGGCAAGAGTACCTGCATCAATTAACTGCCGCAAAACACTTGTTGCAGTTCTTGACAATCCACCTAGCATATGTATTAGACCAAAGCCGTAAAACCCTAGTCCTGGGAGGAACTTATAGTGTACAAAATA